TCTGCAAACTGTCCGCCATGCTTTCCGCTTCTGTCTGAGCCTTTGCGATCTGCATGATATAGTAATCGTCCTGCGGCAATTCATCGGTGTCAATGCCGTTTTTCACAAAGGAGCGATAATCAATGCCGTGAGCAACGCACCAATCCTTTGCACCTTTCAGACAGTATCCCGCTTTCCGCACGTCCTTAACCGTAATCAGCATATAACCTCCGCTTTAAACGCCGCAACCGCCCTTAACCGTCTGCCTCTTAACCGCTTAACCCTTAACCGCCTTAACCGCCCGTTGTATGCGGATCAAGCCAAGCCGTGATCTGAGAACTTGTTACCCACGCCGTTCCCCGGACAACCGCAATTTTGCGTCCTTCCTCCGTATCCGGCGTGTCCGAATCAGCATTGTTATTCCCCGTTTTCGGGGTTTTCATTAAAAGGCATATTGCCACCAGCGCCACCACAAGGGCGATCACCGCAATTATTCCCGCAGTCCCCATAATCTTACCCCGCTTTTGTTTTGGTTAATTTTTGGTTAATTCTTTTGCGTTCTCACATAATCCCGCAAAAGCTGAGCGTTATCTTCCAGATCGCTCTGAGCAAGCGGGTTTCTTTCAGTCGGGTTTTCCAACGGCAAAAGCGTAAACCCGCCGTAATTATCGTCATTGTAAAATCTCTCCCGGCACGTCTGTATTGTCCGGTCGCAGCCCTCGAATATTGCCACAGAACCGTCAGCGTCAAGGTATGTCTGATAAACCGGACGGGATACGGTAATGATGCGATCTGAATAATCGGCAAGACGGATAAAGAAACACGCCGAATCGGGCAGCTGAATTATACCACCTTCAATATTGTCGGGCAAATCGGCGGAGCATTGCAGCCGGTAATCATCAAGCCTAGTCCATAGCGTTTTATCGTAATAATGAGCATGGTCGTATCTGCTGGCCTTGCATTGTTCCCCGTATAAAGCGAACGGGCATTGTCTCTGATAAACAAGACGCATGGCCCCGCGCTGCGTGTCGTATATGATATTGACAAAACTGAGCTTTGCGTCCTTCACTGAAAATTCCATTGTGCTGAGCGTGCCGGCAAATTCAGTTTCCACATCTCCGGTTGCAAGGTAATACCGCGTGATTTTGATGTTTGTGAGATAAGCGTCATACTGCTGCAAAAGCCGCTGAACGTAATCAGTCTGGTTTGACACGGTAATATCGCACTTGCCTTTCGTTACTTCCTCCGCATCGTTTTCCAATGTGTCATGCCGGATCGGAACCGCAAGATAAAGATTTTCAGCATACAGAATGTCACGGCTGGCGTTAGTATAAAAATACTTCTGTTCGCCGCTGTCAATCAGGTATAAAAACACAACTCTTGAAAACATAAATCACTCCGTAATATTCACCGCCGGCAGCCGTTCGTTCTGAAGTTTCCGCATCACGGCAGACGCATCAAAATCGCCGTTGTAATGCTCAGTCTCGTATGCTTTTATGCAGGACACATACCGGCTCCATCCGCCTGCCGCCCGGTTGCCGCCGTAATATATGCAGCCCCAGATCCCGCCGTGTCCCGTACCCGCCTGTTCCATAAAATTATGGCAATAATGTTCCATAATGCCGAAAAACACTGATCTGAAGCCGCTGGTAACTCCGGTCAGTTTATTAATGGTAACATTGTTTTTATTATAGCTGAATTTTGATTTGTATTGCTCCCACCATAATTCAGCGGTTTTAAACTCCTTGCCGTTGATCCACGCCTTTTCGATTTGCTGTATGCTGCTGTAATTATAATACCCCCCGGCGTTCAGCGGGCTTGTCATGACAAACTGAATAACCACATGAACCGGCGCGACATTGTTTGACGTGTAAATTTGCGGCTGAGTGATCCATACCCACCCGTCATCGATCTTGCCGGGCGTGTATTCTTCATCGTCACGTCCCAGAACGTAATTATTCTTGTTTATTCTCTGCCGCCACTGTTCCCAGTTATCGCAGCCGGTTTTGACGCTCATTGTCGAATACGCGCTGTAATCATTGTATCTGTCTCCTTCCTCAACAAGGCAGTCGGAATAAAAATCATGCGAATTAAAATTGCTTCCGTCTAACGCCCACATTTGCATGTGACGGGAATAATATGCAGGATTCACCCCGTATGAGGAATGGTCGTACTGATCGAAAGCGAAATTCACAGGCGGGTTGATCACAAACTCGATCTGTCTGATAAAGTGTTCGCTGCCCCACCTTGCGGCATCCCGGGAAATGTAACCGTTATTCGAATGAGCAAGCTGTCCTTCCTCGCCTAAAAAGTCGATCATGAAAGCCTGTTCGGGTGATCCGCCAGCCCCGTGAAAATACAGACTGTTTCCGACTCTTTCATAATCTGTATTGTTAAACGGCGGCACTATTTTAATGCGATTGAAATTTAATACTGTCGCATCGTAAGTTTTCCAGTTTTTGTGTTCATAATCATACCTTCTGCCCCGGACAACCGGAACGATTTTCATTTGCTGAGTTGCCGGATCAAACACTTCATTGCTGCCTATAATGCTTTCAAACATCGCTCCAGTATAGTTTTCATGCGTATAGTACCAGCCGTATCCTACATCTCCTGTTATGGGATTTGTAAGGTAAACAGTGTAAAAAGCGTTTGCGTTTGGCGATACGATCTCGGTTTTTCTGCTGCCGTCAGACCATCTTTTATTGCAAAGATTAACCATGTTTGACTGCCGGAGATTTGAAAAATACGGGGCAAGCGGATGAACGCTTTCAATGTCTTTAAGTTTCAGTTTTCGCACATTGTCAATGCCGTAAGCTCCGTATTCAGCGGTGAACGACACTGTATGCAGATCGCCTAAAGTCCATTCGCTTTCTATTGTGTAACTTTCAGCGGTTGTGAGACAGACTTCGATAAGTCTGAGCCGATGCAGATAATATGAGCGGCTTTCAACGGCAGCGCCTTTGCGAACCGCAAAAGGATAAACGCTGATATAGCCGACTGAGCTTGCGGCTATGTATGTATCGAGGGCGATCATTCCCGAACGAACGCCGTTTATGTAGGTTACGATCCTGTTTTCCTGACTGTTTACGCCAAGAGCAAAGGTAAGCGGTTCTCCGATATTGACGTATATGCCGCTGCCAAAACCGCAGGCTTCAACGGTATATTGTCCGTTCGAGATCAGAATGTTGATCATAATTCCCCGGAGAGGAAATAAACATTGTTTTTCCCATGACTGATCATCGCTGAGAACCATCGTAAACTCAAGCCAAAAGTCGTGATAGTACCGCTGTTCAAATCTGATGTTCGGATGCAGACACCATGCAACGCTGTTATTGATCAGAAGTCCGGTTGTGTTTTTAGTGTATGACGGACTGCTGTTGCCGCCGCCAAACTGACTTTCGCATATTCTTAACGCCTGTCTCACCCGGGGCGTGTTTCCGCAGATAAACTGAGTATGATCAAAAGTGTCGTAAAAGCTGCCGCTGACAGTCAGATACGAATGCCCCATAGCGGAATTGTAATTTTTGAAATCGTATATGCACACCGTGGCATTGTCAAATTCCCGGATCTTCGGCAGATTGTAATCGTTAAGCCGATAAACCCTATTCATGATCCCTGTTTCGCCGGAATACACATTCAGCCCTTTTGCAAGCCGGAACTGCTGCACGGTTCCATGCCGGGCGATCTGATACTGCGGGTTGTTTATTGCGCTGTCAGCGTTTGCCCCGGCATAACCCTCGCCGTAAAAATCCTCCGAAACGCCGCATAAAAGACCATCGCAAAGGAAATACAATTTGTCATTGTGCCTTTGCACAGCCCATTCATGCCAGCCAAATTCATCGCCAAGCCAGCGGTTCATTTTCATGGATATGTAATCATAAGAAGCAGTGCCGGAAACATTGCGTTCGGAGCCGAGGTAGATCCAATAATACCCGTTTTTTCTTAAAAGATTTATGCCATATGACGGAATGCTGTTGCTGCTGAGCAAACTGCGTTCCGCATCTCCGGAATACTCGTCAAATTTGCCTTCGATCTGAAAAACAAAATCTTCGTGCGGTTTGATCACGGCCGGCCCCCATGCGGGTTTTAAGATCCAGCAATTGCTGCTAGTCACGGTTTTTACCGCATAAGTTCCTTCGTACTTTCCGGGGACAATGAAGTTTCTGTAATCATAGGAATTATTGATAATCGAATACCCGTATTCATCTGCATTTTCAAGAACCGCATCCGTTTGGGAGACTTTGAAAAGGTATATAGTATTCAGATCCTTTACGCTGCCCCACGTATCTTCATAATCGATCAGGGACGCGTCATAAAAGTCCGTTTCGATCATGCTGACATCAATGGAATAAACCGGCTTTTCCCCGCCGGAATTTCCGATGCAGCCGAACGAAATTTCATCATCGTTAAGCCGGACAAAGTACAATATCTGAATGCTGTCAATATCCCTGTATTTAAAGGAAAAAGATTCCTCAAGAACAAGAGTTACAAACTCGCCGGAATAATCGGAATTAACCGGATCGCCGTTATCGTCCTGCAATGCGATTACATGCGCATAGTTAGCAGTTTCGTCCGTCTGAATGACAACATACGGCCTTGCTGTAAAATCGTGCTGATTGTTGCGTATGCGCAAATATGAGCCAACCGTATCTCCGGCGTTTCCCGCTTTCTGAAAATCGGCTGCCCCGCTTGCCATAAAAAAGGAATAAGTCTTGCCGTAACGCCGTTTGATAAAGTTTCTGAACGCCGGAAGCTCCGCCTGTTCGCAAATTACCGTTGTTCCGAAACTGTCATACATGCGCTCAAAAAAGGTGAACCGATCCCGCACGCCGATGTCGTAATCATTCTCCTGAACTTCCTGCTCCGGTTTTCTGACAACGATCCCGCTGTCCTCGCTGACTTTAAATCCGCTCCATACATCGTGTCCCTGATACTTTACACCCCATTCCGACACGGGCGAAAATTCCGGGCGTTTGGCTTCGAGGGTAACTGATAACGTATAACACAAACTGTTTGCCTGAGTGATCTCCGGTTCCCCGGTCATGTCGCACGCATACAGCGGCAGTAAAAGGGCGTTGTCGTATTCAACGGTGCTTTCAAATACAAGTTCATTGTGGATCACATTTACGGTAACAACCGTCCACAATATGTCGCTGACATAAAGAACGCCCGTCTGTCCGTCTGCGAAATTCGTGATGCCGGACACGGGGACGTATGTGTTTGTCCCGCTTCTTACCGTTCCGATATTTTCAAAAGCCGACCAGTCCGGCGCCCATATCGTTCCGGCGTTCCCGGCGTTCTGAAGCTCCCGGTCAAGAGCAAGGGCTGTTTTCAAGTCGCTGATCATGAAACTGTAAGCAAACCCGATCCTCGGCGTGTCCCGCTGAGCGATACGATCCTCTTTGTTTCCGTAGCTTGCAAGCACATCGGTTTTGTAGCCGTAACTCACGGTCGCATCTGAACCGGGACGTTTTATGAGATAGCAGTCCATAACGCTTTTGCCCTCTTTCGCAGAATGAATAACTTTGTAATTATACCGTTTTTACGCAAATAAAAAAAGGGCGGTTTCCCGCCCCTTAACGTCATGCCATTATCGCATCAGACTTACGCCGTGGTTACGATTTGTTTTACCGTTCTCGGATTCCGCTTTATCGTATTGATAATGGCTTTCTGTCCGTCCGGCGTGCTGAGATACGCTTTCAGCATATCAGGATCGACCATGTTAACGATGCTCACGGTGCTGCCGGAATTGCCGGCGGGTTCGCTCGTTCTTGCGTTATTCACGCCGGCCTGAGTGATCGCATCTGCGCCCCGGTGCATCATTTCAAGGTTGTTAAGTCCGATCCTCTGCACATCTTCCTGAGTGAACACGTATTCGCCCTTGTGAACAACGCCCGCAGGTTCGTACTTGCCGCCCGCTCCGGTATAACCGCCCTCGGCAAAGTTCATCACGCCCATAGCCTTGTTAAAAGCAATAGCCTCCATCAAAGCGACCTGTCCCGCCGCCACAGCGCCGCCCATTGTAGCGGTTGCCACATAGGTTGCTGCGGTGGCCCATGCTGCGGCGGTTTCCGTTGCGGCAAGAGTTCCGGCTGCTGCCTGTTCCTGCTGCGTTGTCTGTCCGATTGCCGACATCATGATCTGAGTGGCAACCCACTGTATTCCCATCTTGATAATGGAACTGATCACGTCTGTCACAATGCTCTGAGCAACGCCCTGCATGGTTTCCCGCAAGTCCTCGCCCTTTACGATTGCCCCGGCTATTCCGTTTGCAAGACCATCGGCAAAGGAAGTCAAAGCATTGCCAAGGGTTTCCGTAATGCTTTCGCCCAGACTGGAAAAGCCCTCAGTGAGTTTTCCGATTGCTTCAAGCCCTCTGAGTTCCCAGTCAGACCACACATTAGGATCAAGTCCCATGCTTGCAAGCATTCCGGCTCCGTCCCCGGTGCGCCCGAAAGCCCCGGAATAGGCATTGTACTTTGAAAGCCCGTTCCGCATAAAGTCAAGCATGGTTCCCTGACTTACCATGCCCCGGTTATACGCTCTCATAGTTCCGACATTATCAGCCCTTACGCCCATATCCGCAGCCCAGCCTTTGCCGCCTTCGCCGAAGATCATCTCGGTTTCTTTTTTCTGAACCCGTAACTGCCATTCCCGCTGTCTTGCGATATTAAGCTGCTCCAAGGCTTCAACCTGAGTTGCGGCCCGCTGGTATTGTTCCTCAAACTTTTTCAGTTGTTCCTCAAACCTGTCCAGCACGTCCTGTCCGAAGTCGGAAAGAGCGGATTTATTCAGTTCGTCATTAAAGGCGTGAGCAAGTTCATCAAGCGGCTTACGGCATTCCCGGAGCTTCTTTTCATACAGGCTCGTGTCCTTTCCTAATGCTCTCATTTGTTCGATAAGCTGTTCAAGAGCTTTCTTCTGATTCTCGTATTCCTCCATCGGCTTGTTAACTTCGTCCGTGATCTGCTTTTTGACTTCAAGGATCTTTTCAAGTTCCTGCCGCTGATCCCACAGATTTTTAAGATCTGCATAATCAGCTTCGGTGAGTTTAACGCCCTTTTCAAGAGCTTCCTCCCGGATCTTTGCCACGGCTTCATACCATTTTTCAGCATCCCGATCCACGCCGATCAGGTTTTTGTTACCGCCCGGTACAGCCTCCTCAAAAGTCTTTAAAACTTTTGACGGGTGATAACTGTCGTAAAGATTGCCGCCAAGACCGATCATGTTCAGCCAGTCAATTTTAAATTCCTGCCTTTGACCGCCGCCGGCATGACCGCCGCCTTTGCCTGTTTTGTCCCTGCCGCCCACAGTTTTTAAATCAGGATTCTTTGCTTTAAGTTCACGAGTCTTCTTTTCAGTTAGTCCTTGTAACTCCGTTTCACCTCTTATTTTTGACACCTCTTCAGGAGTAAGCATCACCGATCTTGCATAATCGTTTTCAAACCCCAAGAACATTCTATCCATTGCATCAATCCAGTATTTGGTGTGCAAAATGTAATCGTCATTAGTCTGTTTGTAGGTATTTAAAAAACTATTCGCTTCTTTAGCATGTTCTTCATCTGCTGTTTTTTGAAACCGCAATGATTCGTTTGCGACTTCCTGCACACCGCTGTCCTGTCCGGTATAGCTTTTAATAAGCTCCGGCAGCAGTTTCGGAAATTCATCAGTCCACTTTGTTTTGTTCATCTCAGCGATATGGACAGACTGATCAACAAGCCCTGCAATTTCATCCTGCATCTTGTCATAGCTTATGCCGAGCTCCATCATGGTTCCTGCCGCTTTCTTGATCGTTTCATTGAATAATTGCAGATCTTTGAACTTGATCTGAGCGGTCTCTTGGTCTTTGTATTCGGTGGTAACACGGTTCCAGTCCACAGTCGCAAATCTGTCCGCAAGCCTTTTTATCGCTTCTACAACAGCGGTGTATTCTTCCGGCGTTGCTTTATTTTGACGGATGTCGTCCTGCAAGGTTGCATACATTCCCGTAACCAAATGATACGCCTGAGTATCATATTTATTGATCGCACCGCCGCCAGTGCCTTTTGTGGAAACCATTTCCATGGTATCAGTCAGTTTAGACAGAAATTCATTTCCCGGGCCGTTTAAAAACGCCTCCTGATCTTTCATAACTTCAAGCACGTTTGTTTTCATGACTTCAAAACCATGTGAGTCATACTGCTTTTCGCCGTAAGCGTCATACCTGTTTTTAGACGTTGCGGCAGCAAACTCATGGCTTGTTAACGCATCTTTAATAGACTTGGCTAACACTTCGCCTGATTTCGTGGTTTCTTCAGCGCGGGATTTAGCAATATAATGTTCAGACAGATCCCCCAAACCGGAAGTTATGGAAACGTCAAAAGTCTTCTGGGCGAACTCGTTCACCCATTTCATTTGCGGCATAGCAGAAGAAAGCCAGCCCATGCCTTTCTCTATATCGCCGCGCACGCCTTTGTCCTGTCCTTTTTGCAACCGCTCATACTCTTCCCGGCTGAGCAAGCCCATTTTGAATTTAAGATAATTAGACGCGCCCTCGTCAATGTCTTTAAGATTGCCAAAATCAATGCCGGAAATTCCTTTCAGAATTTCATAAAACTTCTGCCATCCTTCAAGATCGCCGCCCTTGCCGAATTTTGTGATAGCATCAATGTTGCCTTTCAAAGCCCGTTCGGTTTGTTCAGCCACTTCGACCCATTGCGTCCACAGATTCAGAATTTCATTCAGCACAAGCATGCCGCTCAGAAAACCGGCAAATCCCGCCACGGCTTTTCCGGCTGCAACAGCGCCTGCTTTCAAACCCTGATAAGCGGCAGTCAGCCCGTTTACAGCACGAGCGCTTTGTTGTATGGCAAGAACTCTTTGTTTTTCAGCCGCTATTTCGCTTCGAATCTGTAATAATCTGCGATATGCGGCATAATCATTAGCCGCTATTGCTTTTGTCAGCGCCTGTTGTACCAAAACCCGATCAGCTTCAAGTTTTGTCAGCCTTGCTTCAACAATAGCCTGTTTGTTCATGATCGAGTTTGCCTCTGTCATAGCGATGTTCATTCGCTGTTCCGATGCGGTTATCTGTTGCTGAATGGCAAACTCTCCGGACATAACCGAAATCTTTCTTTGCTGCATCATGATACCCGCCTGAGTCACGGCGTTATACGCATGGCCGGCAACTTTCAATGCCAGGAAACCGCCGGTCACCATAGCTATTTTACCGCCTACGTCAATGATGCCCCGCCCCCACTTTTCCATGATCCTTGCAATGCTTCCGATAATGTCCCGGATAGTTTCAAGGGAACCCTCCTCCGCAAAAGTGCCGATAAATTTTTCCCAAGCGTTGTCAAGTTTTGCAAAAGCCTGCGTGATAGTCTCCGTTGTGCCGCCGAACTTGCGATCCATTTCAGACTTCATGTTTTTTAACGCGTTCAGCAGAATGTCAATAGTCAGTTTTCCGGTTCTTGACCATTGCATAAGCTCTTTCTGTCCGGCTCCGACAACACCCATGGCTTTGCCCGCTTCCCTTGCCAAAGCCCGCATCAGCACAGGCGAGTTTTCCATCACGGATCTAAATTCATCACCGTCTAACTTGCCCTTTGACAAAGCCTGAGACATCTGGAGCATTACAGACGCGGTTTCGCTTGCGGTTGCGCCGCCTACCGTCAGAGCCTTTGCAAGAGTGTTTGTCAAGTCCACCGCTTCCTGCGCTGAAAAGCCGTATTTTTCCGTGGCAAGCTGAACCTTCAGGAACGTTGTGGAAAATGCGTCCATACTTGTTCTTGCGTCCTGAGCTGACTGGTAGATCAGTTCAGTTACATCTGCGGCGATCAGTTCATCCTCATACAGGCCCCGCAGTTTGTTTTTAACCACGTTCAAACGGTCTAACTGTTCAGCCATGCCTTTTACCGCCTGAATAGTGTTTTGCACCACATACACCATAGCGGCAACGCGTCTGATGTCAGATATGGCGGTCTGCATGGATCTTGTCAGAAAATTAAAACCGTTTGCGGCGCTTCTTGCAGAACTGCCAAGCCCGTCCACCATGTTTCTGCCCCGGCTTGCGGCGCGATTCAGTCCGTTAATGGCGTTATTGCATTGTCTGAGATAAGTGGCAAGACGCATTAAAGCCGGAACAAGGGTTGTAAGATCCCGGATAAGCTGCTGCAAACTGGAAAGACGGGACAAGCCTTTTGCAAACGCATCAAACAACTGCCGCATATTTGATACCATGGCGTTTGTTATTTGCAGTTTTGAAAGTTTTTCCAGCTGCCTGATAAAAGAACCAAAACCTTTAGTAACGCTGCCGATATTAGTCAGTGCGGTTTTCATTCTTTCCAAAGCGGAGGAAAGTTTATTCATATCAGGCACAAGCGGGCTGATAGTAGTTTTTACATCTTGCAGAACTTTCTGAAAATCGTTTAAAGACTTAGTAACCGGTGTCCAATCTATTTTTTGAATTTTTTCAAATCCCGTGAGGGCGGTTTTGAATTTTCTCAGTTCATCGCCTACGCCTTTTATTTTGGAAACATCGAGTTTGCCAAGCTCGGCAGTCAATATTCCGAGGTTTGTAGCTATATCTTTTAATTTTGAAGGGTCAGTACCGCTGACTGACCATAATAACGAACTGAGCGAAGATCCCAGTTTATCAAGCGAAGCAAAAGATTTAGGCAGCCCTTTCACAGCGTTGCTAAGCGTTTCCAGCGCATGAGCAAAGTCCGTCCATTTTTGATAAGATACGCCGTTAATATGCCCGTTTAACTGAGCAAGTTTAGTTACCGCATCGCAGAATGAGTCAACGTTGCCGATTTTGGAAACCTTGAAATTAAACCCGTTCATAGCAGAAAGCAGATCCTTGATCTTGCGGGTTGTATCATTGTCAATTCCCGCAGCGGCTTTCGCAAGTTTTGTCAGACCGGTAGCAAGATCACCGATCTTTCGCATATCGCCCTGAATGCTTACCGTGAGATCAAGTTTCGGAAAGTCTTTGAAATTGTTCGTGACCGCTTTTGTGATCTGTCTTTTTACAGACGCAAGCGTATTCTTGACTTTATCCTCGTCAACGGTAAATTTAGGACTAAGTTTAACCGGTGTCGGATTCTTGTTCAAAGCGTCCTGAAACTTTTTGACAATGGCCTGCACATTAGCGTCTGTCGCATCTCCAGCAACGGTGACCGTGACGGTATGCTTATTTTGAGTAAGCGTTTTAAGTTGCTTTTTAAGCTCGTCTAATTTGTTTTCTGCTTCGGTAATGTCAGCATCAACTTTAGTTTGTACGTTAATATTTGCTTCACCAGCCATTTTAATTCCCCTTTAAATTTTTTAAGATCCGCTGTATTCCCGCATTAAACAGTTCTTTGTACCGTCCCTGTATATACGTGTCAATATTCGCCAGAAAATGCGGCTGCTTATACATACCTAATTCCGGCGTGTCATAAAATTTTGCCGCGTGATAGCCGTCAAAAGTGAATTGCCTTATTTGCCGGTTTTCAGCCACAAACGCATAATTTGTTATGTAAACCGTATAGCGGTTTTTGAACGCCGGGAGATACTTGTTGTTGTTCTGTTTCATGCTTTCCCGGTTCATGGCCTCTGCCTTGTTCGCATGAAATATCGAGTCCGTTTTTCTTGCCTTTGCGTGTTCCCGGATATAGCCTTCCGGATCGTTCTGAAACTTGCCGTAATCGTATTCGTTTTCGTCTATGCTGATATACCATGCCGATGCCGTATTGCCCGTAGTGCCTTTTGACATAGAGATTATTTCCAGCGTTACCGTAACGGCAATATCAAGCATCAGCTTTTGCACCTGCTTTCTGAAACTGCGGCTGCCTTTGCCGAAAAAGCGGTCATGCACTTTCTGTCCGAATATGCCGCCGCTGTAAAAACCCGCTGCGGATTTGCCGCCTAAAAGCTGCAATTTCCGGTCAAGTCTTGCCATCTGTCTTGCGACCTTTTCTTCGCCGGTTTCATACAGTCTTATTGCGAACTTTATGCCGCCGTTTTCCGCCATCTCATTCCGCCTTTTGTTCTCACATTCACGCACAAAAAAGGGGATCGTCCCTGATCCCCTTATCTGCGTTTTTTGCTTTCCGCTTTCTCGCGTTCTTTCTTTGATTCCTCGTAAGTCCGCGAAAGATAATGATCGTCAAGTCCCGTAACAAAATAAATTAAATTGTCCTCGGTTTCGGGGTCGCATCTGTAATGCCTTGCATAGTTCAGTATGCTTGTAAACGGTATTGCAGACGGGGCAAACCCCGCTGTGCGATCCCTTGCAAGATCCTTAAAAGCCTGAAAATAGAATGTAAGATACTGCGGTAATTCCGGCTGCGGTTTACTGAGTTCTGTTTGTATTTTCTCGCTTACCTTGCGTCCGAACCGCTTTGCCATTTCCACGGCTTTTATAAGATCCCGCCTTTTCTGACTTCCATTGTCATAGCAGAAATCAAAAAACTCTGTCAGTTTTTTAGTTCAGTCTCCCGGTTGCTTAACAGGAAATTATTCACGTCTGAACTTTGCTTCATAAGCCACTGAGCAAGCTGTATCGCATCTAAATTGCAAATAAGCTCAATAGCGGCATCACGGCTGAACGGCAGTTCCTTGCAAATAGGAATACCTTCATCATCGCAGATCATCTGCCCGTTCTGGTCGTATTCCGCATCTTCCTTGATATTCTTCCAGTCAACAAGAAAATGCTCCACATAAGCCTTGAAAAGTTTCCTGTTTTCCTCGGCAAACTGAGCGGGATCAGGATCGTTTGCCTTGCCTAACTTGTCAAGACGGGAAAGGATCGGGGTGATCTTTGCCTGATAAGCCCGCTCGTAAACAGTGATCCGGCGTACCTTAAACATCGGCTTTGTGCCATCATCATTGATCACTTCATCGTAAGTTACCCAAACGCCGGACGCTTCCTTGTCCTTGTTCGTTCTGAACTTGCTTAAAATTCCGCCCATATTTTTACTGTCCTTATTTTACAATAAACAAACAACTGAAAACAATTGAGCATAGTATAACACACTTTGCTTTATTCCGGCGTATCCCCGCCGTATTCATACACAATATTTCCGCAGTCATATATCGCATCGTTTGTATCAGAACCGTTTTCTGTTTGCTGTATAACACAAAAACGCTTCTTTTTATCAAGCAATAATTTGTTAGGCTTTGTATATTTAACGATTTTAAAACCATTAGCAAGCCAATCCTGCGAACAATCATACCGCCGGTCTGCGATAGCTTTAATTGTTGTAATATTATGGTTTTGCTTTATTGTTTGCACAATGGCTTTCAAACCGTTGTCAACCCACCAACCTGTTTTATAAACCATGTTAACAATGTTTGCTGTTGTGTCAGCGATCTTGCACGTTACCAGCAACAAAATTTCATTTTGATAACACAAGCCATAATTCACAAGGTCTGACTGATGTTGTGCAATACCGTATTCAAATACAAAAACTGCCGCATCATTTTCAGATATTATTGCAATTTGTGTTTTATCCGATGGTATAACTTTTTCAATATGAAGAAAATGCTTTATAACGCCTTTCCATTTTTTCAATGGTTCATGTTCAAAGACATGTAATAAATTATATCCCATGTTTTCACAATCAATAGTTTTATTCAAATGATAGTTTATCGGATCAAAACCATGTTTTTGTAACGTGGCAGTACAATGCCAAAACAGGCCATTAAATTCAATAGCTAGTTTATTATCCGGAAATACAACGTCTAACTCTCTTTTGTCTCCAAGCATACCACGTTTATTAAATTTCACTTTATCAGACAAAGATTTACAGAACTTTTGTAAACAAATTTCGGTGTTTGAAATGCTTGTTTGATTAATGTTTAGTTCAGTAATACCGTTGCGCTGTTTAAACATATATACCGCAGCCGGTGATATGCCAAAATACCGGGCCATTGCTTTAACATTAAATCTGCCGTTACAAATAAAATGTTCGGTAACAAAATTTTTGTTATAATTTTCAAAGTGTTTGATATGTGTTTGCCATACACATAACGCACCGTATTTTGACAAACAGGTTGCTTCCGCTTTACTGTGATTATTGTAATCATCACCATGCGTTTGTTTAGCAATTTCGTTATATTCTTTACGCTTAACCGGATCGGCAAAGTTACAAACATAGCCAGTGTTTTTTATCCATGTTTGTTTGATTTTGTCTCTCACTTCAGCACAGGTTTCAGCGCATTTTGTAGAACAAAAACGCTGTGTTTTAGGAATTACCTTACCGCATTTTGCACATGTGTTATAGTCGTTAAAAACATAATTACGGATCAGTTCAATAGCTACTGATTTTTTGCCATAAATAAAATGATCATCAATATCTAATAAATTTTTATGCTTGTTAACTAAAAATGATGCAATCGCTGAAAACTGTTTTGCTTTGCATTGTGCTATTGCTTGTTGCACTTTTTGTCTCATATCGTTTACATCATCAAACCTAACATTTTGCAGCATTGCCACAACGTTATCTTGCTTACTCATTTTTTTGCCTCCGTTTTTGTTTTATTATAACAATAAAAAAGGGGCGTTTCCGCCCCTCTTGATCACACTTTGAGTATTATCCCAAAATATTGTGGTTTGCAGCCATAGCCACGTCCGGCAGATACTTAAAGTTCTGGAACGCAAAGGTATAGCCGTACTTTGACTTCGCGCCGTTTGCAGTCAAGTCCATTGTAAGAGGTTCACCCTCGCTTACAGTAGGAATTGATGCGCCCAGTCCCATCATGGGAATGTCAAAGATCACGCCCTCGTTATTCCGGCTCATGATCACCTGCATACCAACGTCAATGTTGTTCTGCATGGCGGTGATAGCCTCAACGTCAGTTAGGTAACATGATGGTGACGCAACTACATCAAACTTTCCCGCACTTACATCAAAGTTTCCCAGAACGCCTACCGCCTTATTAGGGCTGGTATTGTTATTGATGCTGATATTGCCGCTGCTCATGTAGGCGAACAAAGGATCGGGCTTTGTGGTTTCCGCATCTGCGTCAACAATAGACAGGCAGGCAAGATAAACCTCGTTGGCGTTGTTGTAGCCCTTTTCGTCCCAAGGTTCAAGACGATCCCCGGTGGCAAGAGTACCCTTCTTTGTGTAGAACCGGCAGCCGGTGAACTGATATTGGATCTTTGACAAAGCGGAATTTTCCACGGTGATCGTAAGCTCAGACGGAACGCAGCCGGAAACATAAGAAGCCTGCGGAATAGTCTGCTCCTGATCGGCATATCCAAGACGCTCCTCAATGGTGTATGTGGTGCGGCGGATCTTGTCAATATCCTTTTCGTTGTGAATGGTAATGCCCCAGAAAATGTCAACGGTAGTGCTGGCTTCTGCGGCAAGTTCCTTGTCGGTAAAGTCAAGCACAAGTCCGGTGTCTGAGATCTCGCCAATTCTTGCGAAGAAAGTGCCGTTATCCGCAAACTTATTCGTATCGCCGCCGACAAAGATCCACTGACCGATCTCGAGACCGAGTTCATCAGCATCAGCAAGAACAAGTTTAACCTGTCCGGAGGTGGTGATACTGGCGGAGCCGGTAAAGCCGACAACTTCAAGAACGCCGGTGCCGACAGCTTCAGCGGTTGCGGTTCCGGTGGCAAC